AAACCAGTTAATAAGAAAGTCTTTATACTCTGATTGTCCATGTACTGCACTTTCATATATCTTATGAAACATATTACCTACACCGTTTGCAGTAGAGGTGATTATAACCTTCGAATCTTTACCCGAGGTAACAACTGGATATGTTGCAGTATAGAACGTTGCAGCGTCTTCTACGAATGCAAACTCATCCAAGTATAGTAGATTGATAGACATACCACGAATTGATGATGATGACGTTGCAGCTGCAACTACCTTCGAATCATTTGCAAATTCGATAGAACCTTTGTTTAGAATCTTAACGCCGGGCTGTAAAAAGAACGGAACCGATTCTAACATAGTAACAATACGTGCAATCATCTCCCTTGCAATTGCACCTTTGTTTGCAAGAACGGCTACAGTTACTTCGGGATGAAACACTAAGAACCACAATAAGTATGCACAAGAAGTGATGGATTTACCACTCTGTCTTGATGCAAGTACTACATTAAAACGATTACTATCGTAATGTTTTATAAGTTTATCTTGATATCCACGAAGCTTAAAAGGTACCATACCTTCATCTAGTGATATAATTTGTGTGTAATTTTCAATGAAATGACATGGGTCTTCAGAACACTTCATGTATTCTGCAAGCTCTTTTTCGGTATATTGATGTTCTATACCCGAACGTTTGATGAGGTTGTTACCTAAGTATCCCTCGTTTGTAGGTTGTACCATTACTTATTCTTCTTTAGAAATTTCTGTAACTCGGATGTTGAACCGACATATAGATGATTGTGTTGTGTTCCAATCCGTTTCTCTTCGTCGTCCTTTTCTAATTCCTTTAATTTCTTCTGCACGTCTAATAATTTTTCTGCAGTATCACCAACCGTTTTAAGCAATTGTCCAGCAACTTCATATGCACGAGGATGTTCTGTTTCCTTTGCAACATCTAAGATACCTTCGATTGCATCTTGCCCACGCTCTACAAGACCATAGAGATTTTCTCTTGCATATTTGTAGTCGTTTACTATTGATTCACCTCTGTCTTTAACAGTAGGTAATTTTTTGGGAAGTATTTCTACTTCTGCTTTGATTTCAGTGTGAATGTCTAAGACATCATCTAACTGTTTATCTATCGTGTCTTTTGTCATTATTAACTCGCATCTGTAGTCCTATCATCTGCAAAGCTTCTTGTAGAACCATCATCATAAAATGTTACCGTTTCTGCAACAACGAATGTATCAGTTGGGTCAACTGAACCAACAAACTTAAGTTTAGTTTTTGCATCTAATGTCACTGCACTTGATACAACTATACTTAATTTATCGTTTGCAATACTTGAGATTGTTGGATTCGTTCCTAAATTGGTACCGAATACTTCATCGTTTGCACTTATCTTAGTATTTATAGCCGTTGCAAATGATACTGTGGTGGAGTTATTTACTGCAGTTGAGGTTGTTTCTGCAAATGCTGGTTCGTAATGTTTAACTTCTTTAACCAATCCACTACCGTCTATCTCACTGGTAGTGAATAAACCACTTGCAGTCTTAACTTGACCTTGCACTCCGTCTGATATGTATGTTCTTTCAATAACATTCTTAATAACTTCACCAGTATATACTGGGCCGAAGAAATATAACTTCATAGTAAACTCTAATGTGTACTCAATCACACGTCTTTCTTCGAATGAACCTTCGTATTGGTCTTCCATTGTTACAGAACCTAGAATGATAGGTACGTCTCTGTAATCGACCATAGAGTCAATCATCTTCATTGTAACTGTGTATTCGGGTTGGAAATATGGTAGGATTTGTTCTACTATTTGTAGTGCATCGTTCATGTTCTTTGCAAGAATCGATAGACTAAATGTTAAATTGTATGGTGCTGGTTGATATTGGAATCCTCTTTTACCTGTGTCTGCAGTCTCTAACTGTGATTTAGAACTCCTAATTAGTTTGTTTTGTTGTCTAGTTGCATCATATTCGAACCCTGTAAGTTCGAATGCAAGTCTAGGCATACTGATTGCAGTTCTCATACCATCACCAAGGTTGGCATCTTCTGCTAATCTTTGTAAGAACTTTTGTTTTGGCCCATAACTTATGGGTACTTTTTGTTCCGTGAGTACCGTACCGTCTGATTTTACTTTCTTGATTGTAATGTTATTAAAAAGAGTACCAAAAATTGATACAGCTCTCTTCATTGTTTCATTATAAAAATAGGTACCAAACATTATGAATAGTCCTCTATATACTGTTTTATTTCTGCAACTGTAAATAGGTTTTCTGCATCTTCATCTGCTATTTTAATATCATAACTGGACTCAATGTCCATAATTACTTCAACTACTGATAACGAATCTGCATTTAAGTCATCAACAATATGTGACTCATCTGTGATTGTAGATATATCTACATTTAATCTATCTGCTAATATTTTTTCTATCATTATGTAACCTCACCAAATGGGTTTGTTTCTGAGAAGTCTAGGTATCCATCTGCTTTATCTTCGAAGTCTTTATTCTGTGCATCACCATCATTTGCAAACGTTAGAACGTCTGTAATGGATTCTATGACCACTGTCTTACCACTTGATGCACCAACCAAGGTATCACCAACTGCAAGGGTTCTTGTAACATCCTTGATAGTAAGTTTACGTATCTCGTCTGATGCGCCTGGCGTCCAACCAATAACTTCACCAGTTGCAGCTCCACTGTAATTTATAACTTCTTGAATTGTAAATTCTCCACTTGTATTTGAAACAACCATTTCGATTGTGTATGCCTGTTCGTTTTCTACTAAGTCTACTACTGTTCCAGTATCGAAATCCTCTCCACTGTATTCGAACAACTCACATTGTAATTTGAATACAAATAGTTTTCCGACTTGATAGAATGGGTTCTCATGTTCTACAAATTTGATTTCAAACATTGAACCACTCATAGGGAAGTAAATTAAATCTCCCTCGTTAGGTCTTAATGATGTGGTGAGATTTGAATCTAAAGAAATGAATCTTTCCCATGTTCTTAATGATATTACAAAGGTTGCAGTATCCCTAACTGAGACACCAAACTTAGACATTAAATCTCCATCACCTTCAAACCCATCTGTATTTTCTAGATACATTTCTACTGAGTATGCATCTCCAAATTTGGATTGTACATCTTCACCAAGGATAGTATCCTCTTCTACAATTTCTCTAGGTAGGTAAAATGTTTCGTGTCCATACATTCTAAGTGACTCAACAACGATGTCTTCATATAGCATCTGTTCAGTATTAACTGCATGGTTAAAAAATACGTTTGTTGGCATGTTTTTATCCCATTAAGTCCATGACTGGCATTTCAAAATTCAGTCTAGACTCTTCTTCTAATCTTGTAATTTCCTCTTGTGCTTCGGACTTCATCTGTGCAGCGTCTAATGTGACTCCGCCAGGCAATGCAATTCCCGAAAACTTAGATAGGTTTTCACCCCACTGATACTTAACTAATGCAGTACAATATTTCTTTAACCATATATCGTCATAGACATCTGTCATATCGGTTGGGTCAATCTTTCTGTAACATTCAATGATTAGATATTCACCAGCTGTTAAACTATCTGCATCTAAATCTAGATACAATCTATTAGAATGCATGTTGTATCTAATAGGTGTTCTTCCAACTAGGATGTTATCCATCATTGTTATATTCTGCTGTACCATTTCATAATACAGAACGTTAGTTGAAGTTAAATCATATAAGTCATTTAGTCTTAATTGATATCTTAAATCAAACATGTTTAGATTATGTTTGTCATTGAATGGTAAAATGTTTAAAACAGATAACACATGTTCGGGTAGAGTAAGATAGTTTTGTTGTTCTTTATATGTTTGATTACTTACTGCATGACCACCTGCTGTTGCAGCTGAATGTGATTCATCTGTCTTGAATGAATCTAACTGACTTTGTGTAAGTTGGTGTTTTAAATAACACTTAATACTACCATCATAGCAGTATTCTCTAAAGTATTGTAGACCTTCATCAAGTCTATCATCAAACTGGTCATCATCTACGTTGATTTCCAACACAGGTGCGCCTAGTTTTCTCTTAACGTACTCCTTGAGGGTTGCTTTTGAATTTGGTTGTGCCATAATAGTATTCCTGTTTAATACTATTTATGCGTTTTTTATTCTTGGAAATAAGTCTTAGTAGTAAGTTTATCGATTTTATCAGAGATACGGTTCATTTGGTCTAATAGTTTAGACATATCTTTCTCAATTTCTTCACGTGTGACATAATCTTTGGCTATCTCTTCACGTGTCTTATTGAGAAGAATCCCTTGGCGTGATACCTCTTGTAGTGTATTCCTAAGTAAGAAACCTATAGGTACAATAACAAAGACTGTAATTATATTCCATAGGATATAAGGTGTGATAGTAATTTCCATACTACTATTTAGAATAATCAGTTCAGTATGGGGTTACCTATTTCATCTAATTCAAAAGTAAATTCATTCTCATTGGGTGGTGTCCCTTGAGGGTCTCTTCTACTTGGGGAAGCTGAAATTTGATGTACTCTACAATTGAACGAAATTGAGTATCTTTCTTTGTCTGTAGGATTGGGTTCTACCATATGCATTGCACCACTAGGAAACATTATAAGTCTTCCAGTGACAGGATGATATCCTATACTCTCGTGCATTCTAGCATTGGTAGGATGGTCTGCGACTACCTTTGGGTCTGTATTGATTAGTTGTAGGTCACCTTCATCACCGTCTCCATGTATATAAAAAACTCCACTATACCAACAACCATTATGTAAATGTGGTGTATTCCATGCACCTTTATCATTTATATTTGCCCATGTATTGTCTATTTTAACTTGTGCATCGTCGGGATGAACTCTGAAGAATTGTTGTACTTCATCTCTCAATGCAGTTTCAATACATCTAACAATCTTTGCAAAGGCTGGATGTTGTTCTACCCCATCTTGAGACTGCCAACCAGTGTACCTGTTTGATATTTGTCTACCCTTGGGGTCTCTTTTTCTCCATGCATCCATTTCTTTTTTAAGAGTCATTATATATTCTTTGGAGACAGCATCTTTACCATACTTCTCTTGGTCTAATAAATTTCTTTCAAATATGAATGTTGGGAATGCTAATCTAATTGTCATCTGTATCTCCGAATAAATCTAATTGTACTTCTGCATTTTTTTCTACTAAATCGGGATTATGCATAGGACACTCGGGTGGTGGATTATCTTCTTTAAACATTCTTCCCTTCTCATTCCAATACTTAATTCTTCTATAGGCACCAGCCATTCCTTCAATATGTCTTTTCTCTTCTCTAAGTTCGGGTGACCTATTCCATTCATCCATTGTTTTTAGTTTACCACCATCTTCACCCACTCTATGGGTAGTTCTAACTGACCTGTTCTCTTGCCACGATTGATTGTCGTATGTTATATAGGATGCATTCCAAGTCTCTCTTCTGTAAGGGATGATTTGAACTAATGGTGTTCCAGCTTTGATTATAAAATCTTTATTTGTTTTAGGATAGAAGATAATTTGAGAGTTATCCATATTAACATTAAATGCATCTGTATCAATCATACCTTGCCATGTTGCAAAATACTTATTTTGAAATAGAAATGGGTCTAAGTATAGACAAGAATAGCCTGGCGGAGTAATAATATTCCATGGTGCTTTCATTTTGAATGCATCTTTTGTTGGTGCATCTTCTTTAGATAAGTAAGTAAATTGATGACCTGCTTGTCCAGCTGGATGTGTTGGTGATGAAAGTCTGTCCTGTGGGTCTGTTCTTGAATTACTAGAATGTTCACTTACAAATACTTGCATGTCTTTCTTTGCACAAATTAACCATCCAGTCTTTAACCAGTCATCCATAGCAGGACATGACCTTATAGTCTGAGTTTTGTGACCACGAACATTCTCTTGAACCTTCATAGTCTTCCACCAATCGGGAACTACTTTCTTTGCTAGAACTGGTCTCCAATTCTCCGTGGTTTGTTTATCATAACATGTAAATTCAATCGTAGGCATCTTCACCCCATAAAGTCTTTAGACTAATTTCATCTCCTCTTATAACCAAAGAACGTCTATCCATATACCTTGCAGCTGGTTTTGGTGCATCTGCACCATGTGGTATTCTTCCATCAAATATTAATAATCTATTGGGTTTAAAATACACTTCTGCAACTTGATGATTTTTAATATGGTCTTCTCTTCCATGTATTCCTTGTTGCATTTTATCATACATTCTTAAAGAACCACCCCAAGAATCATTCCAAAACTTATTTGGATAATATAAAAATGAAAGATTCCAATCATCTTGAGGCTCACAATCTGCATGTGTTGTTCCCTCTAGTCCTTGAGTCTGAGAATTCAAACCAAAGTATTGAAATCTCTCCCACATAAATCCGAAGTCTGTTTGTAACTTTCTATTGAACCAATTCATAAGATATGTATCTTTAGGTTCCATACCACGTTCTATTTCTTGGTTCTCACCTCTAAAGAATCCAACACCCCAAAAACTATGGTGTGGTAGTCCTGTAGGGCTGTCTGAGTTTACTTGATTAGTTTTTGCCCAATAAGAATTTCTAGTTATCCTATCATCAATACAATGATGCATCGTTGTAGATAAGTAATCATCTAAAACGTATACCTTTTGCAAAGGCATATCTTTGATATGGAAAGGTTCTTTAATGAACTCTAACTCAACGTTAAACCCCATTGACTACGGCCTAGTATCTTCTGGCGTATATGGACTAGGTAATTCACTCTGATAAGCGTCATAGTCTTTTAAGAAGTCTTCTCTAGTAGATTGGATTTCTTGAACTAGTTGGTCTAAAACAGAGTTAACTGCATCTGCAAATTCCATTGCTCTTCTAGCGTTATTTCTATGTGGATGATTCGAACCTTCTCTACCAGCATAAGTAACTTCAGATAGATTATCAAAGTTATACTGTTTACATTCTTGGTCGATGTAATCTTTAGTTGTACTATAAAGAGTATTGATAAATTGCATATTGAGACTGTGACCTATAGGTGGTTCACTATTCTCAATGTATTGTTCAATCATTTCACACTCTTCTTTTGAGAGTGCAGTTTTTTGTTGTCGGTCAAAAGCTAGACCTTCTTCCCAGTTTAATATTTTAACTTCTATATCATCATAGATGATAACATCAAACTCAAAATCAAAAGCTGGTTTGTCTACAGAATCGTAATTGTATTCAAGTCCGTTAGGTTTACGGATGAATAAAGTTCCTTCACTGTCATATATAAATGCGTTCATAATTTAGTTCCTCGGTAATATTATAACATACTAATCGCCAATTGGCAATCTTCTTTTCACTTTTAAAAAGTCTTCAAGATTATTTATGGTTGAATAATCCATCCCTTTTACCCATGGGCCACCACGTGTATAATGTATACCACTGTAGTTGTACTTTTCTTCATGGTTATCATATCCTTCTACAAAGATATAATGTTCGGGTATTTTAGAGATTTTATCTGTCCACTCAAATTGATGTAGCTGTTTTCCTGTCCAAGTGTTAACAACTTCGGGTGTTAGCTTCTTACAGTCTTCATGTCCATTATTGAATACCATCATACTAGACCAAAGCTTCTTAGGGTAATCTATATTAACTTCACCATCAAACTTTGTTTCATCATGTTTGTATTGTGGATATTGTATACATGCAACAGCATCATTAGGGTTTAAGTAGTAAAACATTGGTAGTATACTTTTATTAAAGATGAAGTCATCATCAATAAAGATACTAAATCCTTCGTAGTTCTCTAAGTAAGGTATTAGGAATCTACTGTATGTAAATTCAGTACTTTGATTTGCATACTCTCTAGTATACTCGGGAATCTTAGAAATGTCAAGTATTTTAACTTCGGGTTCCCATTTAACTTGGTCATGCATCCAACCTCTACCAAATCCGTTTTTAATACTTTCTAGGATTGCAAACTTAGAACACTTAGACAAATCTCCATGTCTACTATCATGTCCAATATAGATTGTTAGGGGTTTACCTTTTGCAAGTTCATAGACCTGTTTGTTAAATGCATGTACTTCATCTCTGAAATCTAAGTCCATTAATGCAGTATTATATTCAATACAACCATCCACATATGTGAATGAACAATGGTATTGCTTGTCTAATCTCTTTAACTTAGTATACCACATCTCTAATACGCTGTCAAGGCTTGTCGGTTCAACTTTCACAACATCAAAATTATCTATTACCATAATTTCCATATCGTTGTCTTGCATCTCTTCAAAGACACCCGAACGAATAGAGCCTGGGTGTATTCTAAATGTGTAAGTAGATTCAGTATTCATACCAGTGACACCATTATCTACAACATATCCTTGAATAGGAGCTCTTAAACCTTCCTCTTGGATACTTTGAATTAGCCAGTGTGCTTTTGCACCGTGATAATACATAGACAACAATGAACCCTCTGCATGTTGGTCTCTGTTTTCAACTGTGTCCCAATCGATTAATGTATCTATATCTACATATCCATTAGAATCTTTCATGTCCATACCTGCTACGCCTGGAATTACCTTTCTAGGTTTCTCTGCATAACCAACTGGTAAAAACTTGTGATAAGTTACTGACTCATTTCTTAATCCATTGAACCCACCAAATCTGTTTTCTTTTCTTAGATATTCAAAGTCTTTCCACTTTGCAATCTTTACTGGTGGTAGAATTTCTTTGAACATCCACTCAAGTATTTTATAGGTTTCTGAAGTTTTTGAATAGCCTGGTTCTATATTAAATGCACCAAGATGAAAATTACCAATGGCCTGTCTTTCTTGTGAGGTTATCTTAGGGTCATAAGGTTTTATTAATTCTTTTGCTTGTTCTAGGGTTTCAATTTTCTGCATGGTATCTCCATAATATCTGTCCTATATTTAGTAAGATAAAAAAAACCCCTCTTTCGAGGGGTCTTTGTTCACTGTCGGGTAGGTTCCTATGATGTGATTGGTGTTGCAGGCCATTGTTGTGATACCACTCCATCCCATCTTGCTTCGGGTGTTCTCCCTTGTCTTGAATAGGTGAATGGACTTCTATGCTGATAAGTCGTTGGTGTCTGACCTGTTCTTTGATATGTAAACGGACTTCTATGGTTATAAGTCGTTGGTGTCTGACCTTGTCTAGCATACGTAAACGGTGACCTGTGAGAATATGTTACAGTTGTTTGACCAGTTCTTTGATACGTAAACGGTGTCTGTGCATTCCTTATGTTTGGTTCTTGAGCAGCTGCAATATAAGGATACGGATTCTGTTTGTTTCTTATATTGGGTTCTTGTGCATTTACAGGATTCCTATAAGTGAACGGTGACCTATGTTGATACGTAGAAGGTTGACGTGCATTACTAGGATTCTGATAAGTAAACGGTGACCTATGACTATACGTAAACGGTGTCTGATTGTTTCTAATATTAGGTTCTTGTTGACTTCTAATATTAGGTTGTTGTGCATCTCTAATATTAGGTTCCTGTGCAGATACAGGACTTCTATATGTAAATGGTGACCTATGACTATACGTAAACGGTGTTTGTGCGTTTCTAATATTAGGTTCTTGTTGTGACCTTATATTTGGTTCTTGTTGGTTTCTAATATTAGGCTCTTGTGCATTACTAGGATTCTGATAAGTAAACGGTGACCTATGACTATAGGTAAACGCTGCCTGATTGTTTCTAATATTAGGTTCTTGTTGTGACCTAATGTTCGGTTGTTGTATGTTTCTAATATTAGGTTCTTGTCCATTACTAGGATTCTGATAAGTAAACGGTGACCTATGACTATACGTAAACGGTGTCTGATTGTTTCTTATGTTTGGTTCTTGTTGTGACCTAATGTTCGGTTCTTGTTGGTTTCTAATATTAGGCTCTTGTCCATTTACAGGATTTCTGTATGTAAACGGAGACCTATGGTTATAAGTAAACGCTGCTTGTGCATTTCTAATATTAGGTTCTTGTTGACTTCTAATATTAGGTTCTTGTGCCGAACGTATATTAGGTTCTTGTCCATTTACAGGACTTCTATATGTAAATGGAGACCTGTGGTTATAAGTAAACGGTGTTTGACCCTGTCTTGCATATGTAAATGGTGACCTATGAGAATACGTTAACGGTGACCTATGTGAATACGTTAAAGGTGACCTATGTTGATATGAACTCGGTTGTCTTGCTTCTCTTATGTTAGGTTGTTGTGCAGATACAGGACTTCTATATGTAAATGGTGACCTATGATTATATGTAAACGGAGACCTATGGTTATAAGTAAACGGTTGTCTTGCATTAGCAATGTAAGGTACTCTGTATGTAAACGGATTCCTTGCATTATTAGGTTGTCTTGCGTTAGTAGGGTTCCTATATGTAAATGGTGCTTGGAATGTGAACGGTTGTTGACCATTCGCTGGATACCTAGCATTATACGTAAATGGTGCTTGGAATGTGAACGGTTGCTGTGCATTCGCTGGATACCTTGCACTATACGTAAATGGTTGTTGAACAATCGAAGGCGTCTGTACATCAACGGACACTTGTCCGTTTTTGATAGTCGGTTGTTGTCTTTGACCTATTGGCATTTTAGATTGTTCCTGTTATATTAATATTTCTCATTTGCTTACGGCTCCATGACATTAGGTGGATTACCACCACCAAAAGTGAAGTAGTATGTAAACGGACTTCTGTGTTGGTACGTTATGGGTTGTTGTGCAATACTTGGGGCCCTAGAGTTTGCACCAGTTCTTGCGTTTGCAATGTAAGGCACTCTATATGTAAATGGGTTTCTTGCACTATTTGGTTGTCTTGCATTCGCTATATAAGGTTGTCTATATGTGAATGGGTTCCTTGCATCGTTAGGTTGCCTTGCATTAGTAGGGTTCCTGTACGTAAATGGTGCTTGGAATGTAAAAGGTTGCTGTGCATTCGCTGGATACCTTGCATCATACGTGAATGGACTCCTTGCATCTCTAATGTTAGGTTGTTGAATTGCCCTAATGTTAGGTTCCTGTGCGTTTACTGGATTCCTATATGTAAACGGAGACCTATGGTTATAAGTAAACGCTGCCTGATTATTTCTAATATTAGGTTCTTGTTGTGACCTAATATTTGGTTCTTGTTGTGACCTAATATTAGGTTCTTGTGCATTTGCAATATAAGGATACGGTTGTTGTGCAGAACGAATATTTGGTTCTTGAGCAGACACAGGGTTCCTATATGTGAACGGTGACCTATGTTGATACGTAAATGGAGACCTATGATTATATGTCAAAGGACTTCTATGTTGGTATGTACTAGGTTGTCTTGCTTCTCTTATGTTAGGCTCTTGTGCAGATACAGGACTTCTATATGTAAATGGAGACCTATGAGAATATTCCAAAGGCGACCTATGTGAATATGTTAACGGTGACCTATGTTGATAAGTTGCAGGCTGTCTTGCATCTCTAATATTAGGTTCTTGTCCATTCACTGGATTTCTGTAAGTGAATGGAGACCTATGTTGATAGGTAAATGGTGACCTGTGAGAATATGTCAAAGGACTTCTATGTTGGTATGTACTAGGTTGTCTTGCTTCTCTAATATTAGGTTCTTGTCCATTCACTGGATTTCTGTACTCGAATGGAGACCTATGATTATATGTCAAAGGCGACCTATGTGAATATGTTAACGGTGACCTATGTTGATACGTAGAAGGTTGTCTTGCATCTCTAATAAAAGGTGCTTGTCCATTCACTGGATTCCTATATGTAAACGGTGACCTATGTTGATACGTAAATGGAGACCTATGACTATACGTTAAAGGACTTCTATGTTGATAAGTTGCAGGCTGTCTTGCATCTCTAATATTAGGTTCTTGTCCATTCACTGGATTTCTGTAAGTGAACGGTGTCTGTGCATTCCTTATGTTTGGTTCTTGTGCATTTACAGGGTTTTGATATGTAAACGGTGACCTATGTTGATAAGTCGTTGGTGTTTGACCTTGTCTAGCATATGTAAATGGACTTCTATGTTGGTATGTACTAGGTTGTCTTGCTTGTGCTATATAAGGATACGGCTGTTGTTGGTCTCTTATATTAGGTTCTTGTGCATTTGCAATATAAGGATACGGATTCTGTTGGTTCCTTATGTTAGGCTCTTGTGCATTTGCAATATAAGGATACGGATTCTGTTTGTTTCTTATATTGGGTTCTTGTCCATTTGCAATGTATGGATAAGGAACTTGAGTCGCAGTCTGCCCCGATGCGTTATTCCATCCTGTAGGGGTTTTAATGTAGATTTGGTCAACTGCTTTCCATGTGGAACTAGCTGTTTTTACCCATGCACCTTGAGTTGAATTCCAACCTGCTGGTGTTTTGACCTTTTGTGAACCTGTTGCCATTTAGTTATCCATTAATAATACTGTTATTTATTAGAATCCTAAACTCCTAGATTAGGAGTAAAGAATCCACATATCACCAACCGCTCCATCTGAACCGCCAGGTGCAGAAGTTGATTGGTAAACATTTCTTGCAGTTCCACCACTGTTAGATGCATTCGTTATTGTTAATGCACCTGTGGATACCGCTGCTGGTGTTACTGATAATGCACCAGTTGAAGCACCTGTTGCAGTAGTTGTTCCGAATGCAAAACTTGATGCACTATCGTCCCAACCCATAAACACGTTACTTTCATCACCTCTCTCAATGACAATACCTGCGTCTCCCGATGGAGCTCCAGTTGTCCCTGTTCCTAATTCAATCAACGAATCTTCGATAGTTGTGTTAGTTGAACTATTTGTTACTGTTGAACCATTTACTGTTAAGTTACCTGTAACTACAAGGTTACCACTTGCAGATACGTCTGCAAATTGAACATCACTAGTTGTTGCAACTGCCTGACCGATACTAACTTGACCCGAACTGATAGCAACACCAGTACCATTAGAGAAATGTGCTCTTGTCTCAGCTGCACTTGGCCCTGTATATGTAATAACACCAGTTGAATTGTTATATGCAAGTGAACCATCTCCACCTGCGTCTGTTACTGAAACTTTTCCTCTGATAGTTGCATCTGTAATTGCAAGGTCGACTGCACCGTCACCAGCATCATCATATGTTGCAGTGATGTTTGTGTGTGAACCGTTAGTTGCTAATTGAGTTCCAACTGTGTCTTGAATGTTTTCGTAAGGTACTCTAATTTCTAGTGTTCCAGCTGCATCATCATATGTTGTTGCAACGTTTACACCAGCAGTAATTAAAGCGTTAACTCTATCGTCAACTCTTTCATCTGTATAGTATAAGTTACCACTCTCACCAATGTGAGATGTGTTTAAAGTAACTGAAGCACCTAAGTCTACTGACTGTGAGTTAATTGTTACACTGTCATTTGCAAGTTTACTGTTTGCAATTGAACCTGCTAACATGGCATTAGTAACACCAAGTGCTTTAACTCTTAATGCATCTGAATTTGTTTCGATTGAACTATCGTCTACTCCGACTGATAGAACACCACTTGAATGTGCAAGACCGTCACCTGCTACTGAAGCATCTAGGTTTAAAGTAACTGCACCACTTGAACCACCACCCGATAGACCGTCTCCAGCTGTAACACCTGTGATGTCCGCTGCGTTTCCGTCAATTGTAAGTGTTCCAGCTGCATCATCATATGTTGCAGTTATGTTTGTTCCACCAACAATCAATGAACCGACTCTGTCATCCACTCTTTCATTTGTAAAGTAAAGGTTACCACTCTCTGTGATTCCACCAGTGTTTAGTGTGATGTTTGCTGTACCGTCAAATGAAACACCCGAGATAGTTCTTGCACTTGCAAGTGCAGTAGCAGTTCCTGCTAATCCTGTTGTATCTTGGTTAAGTGTTCCGACTGCAAAGTCTAAAGTGTTATCTGCATCTTGATACGTAACTGTAAGACCACTTTCTGTATTAGAAGTGACCATATTACCAACTGTATCTGAAATAAATTCTGCGTCTACTGCAAGGTCAATAGTTCCATCTGCATCTTGATATGTTGCAGTAATACCTGTTTCAGTATTTGAACTGAACATTGCTCCAGCAATATCTTGAACTCTTTCTGTAGTGTGATATAAATTAGTTGAGCCTTCGTTTAAGTCATCTGAATCAAATGCACCCATATTGACTGCAATATCATTTGCATTAACTGTAATACCAGTTCCAGCACCAATGTTTAATGTTGCAGCTCCACTTGTTGCACCACCAGTTAAACCCGAACCAGCAACTACTGATTCGATGTCACCAGCATCGTTTGTGAAACTGAATACACCAGTTGTGCTGTTGTATGATATATCACCAGTTGCTGATAGAGCAGCTCTTGCTCTTGCATCTGTAAAGTAAAGGTTACTTGAACCTTCTGTAATTTCGTCTGAATTGTCTTTTGTTAGAATACTTGCATCAACATAAGCTTTAATTGATTGTTGTGATGCAGCGTGAGATGCACTGTTCGAAGACATATCGTCTTCGTCTTTAAGGTCGATTGCAATGTCATCTGCATTAACTGTGATACCTGTTCCAGCAATAGCATTTACTGTTACATCACCACTTGTTCCGCCACCTGTTAGACCTGCTCCAGCAACAACACTTGTTATGTCTCCAACTGGAACTGTTGCAACTTGAGTATCAACATATGCTTTAATTGATTGTTGAGTAGCTGCATGTACGGCACTATCTGATGCCATATTGTCTTCGTCTTTAAAGTTGATTGCAATATCGTCTGCATTTACAGTAATACCTGTACCAGCACCAATGTTTAATGTTGCATCTCCACTAGTTGCAGTACCAGTTAAACCAAGTCCTGCGTTAACTCCTGTGATATCACCAACATTACCTGTAATTGTAAGTGTCCCAGCTGAATCATCATATGATAATCCAATACCAGCACCTGCTGTTAGTAAGGTATTTGCAACGTGGTCATCGATGACCTCTATAGCTGCAGTACCAAATGCACCTGCTACTAAGTCACCCGAACTATCTAGAACATCATTTGTTCCTACAGATAGACCGTTCTTTAGTATAA